GTATCCTTGTCGGCATCATCATCGTCGTCATTGTCATCGTCATCGTCGTCAAAATGTATTCCATGTGGTACGCCAAGTAATGTAAGATCGTCTTCTGTATCCTTTTTCGATGCAGAACGCTTCTTTTTATTCTTCTTTTGTTTTTCAGCAATAACTGCTGCACCTTCATCGTCACTTCCTTCACCACCTCCACCAGCGTCTTCATCTTCACCGCCACTGTTTTCACCTCCTTCATTCTCTTCATCAACTGCGGATGAAGTTGCATCATCGTCTGTTTCTGAACCACTTTCATCATTTTCGCTGGACTGTTTGGATGCGGAATCATCGTCGTCTTCAGATAAATCTATTTCTTGTATACCGCCAATATCAGCATCTTCATTCTCTGAATCATCATTTTCATTACGAGATGGAACTGTTTTCTTAGGTGGAGCAGGGATAGCACTTGACATTTGCAACTATGATAGTATATATAAGATTCATACTTTATTATGTTTCAATTTATTATTTTATGAATGATAAAAATAATAAACGTATTCCAGTACCTATATTTTTATACTCTCTTACCCCGAATCACTGGTTCATTGTTGTTCCGTATTCCACACTTTGTCACACTTTGCACATAAGTAAACATATTTCAAATTTGTATCATCATACCGAACATATATGATTTCTGACTTCGGTTTCTTACTTCCGGTTCCTGCTCCTCCACCACTCACGGTTTGATTACTCGGGCACTCATCATTCGGACAACGCATCGTATGAATCCGTGGCAGGGTTGGATCCAATTTCGTATACTTATTCACAACCTGTGAAAATGATTGAGGCGTCGTAGAATGTTTGACGTTCACCTTTGAAACACATATATTCTCAGACGCAACCGTATTATCTATATTTCCACAATGACGGCAGTAGTACTGCAGTTCATTTTCAGGCGTGATACTGATGTAGTACATGTTACTACAAACGGAACAGAAATGCATATTTACAAGAGCGATAACGATGGTATAATGTATATACATACAATTAATTTCAATTTAACTCCTTTAAGTATTATAATTTCACTCAAGTATGTAAATTATTGTGGTTCTGCAGACAAAAGTTCGCTGTATTGTGTGAGTATCAATGAATACTGAATCGCAGTTGTAATGCCACTATACAAACCAATTGTTAACGTCTTTCTATCTGGATACGTATTCTCTCGTTCAACCAAAATCTCTCGAATTCGTCGTTTGTTTTCTTCAAATTTACTGTTCATAAACTTCTGAAATGGTTCGACCATGCTTGACTCTACCGTAATATGTGTTGTAAACTCCGTAAGTAAAGTTAAACATGCAAATTTATAATTGTAATACTCGACGATTGTATGATACGATGTAAAATCACTATGTCCTCTACGTATTCCTGGTTCATGTAAAAGTGGTTCTTTATCCATCAATGACTGAAATGTCATTAAAACGGAACGAATGTTCTGACAACCTGACCACTGTTCTCCACGCCATGTGTTTATGATAGAAACACATACCTTCTTATTTGCATAAAAATTCGGATGAAACCGAATATTATTTGTATTCGTCAAATAAGACACAATCGGCGGTGAATGTGGATAGTTGGTCGGAAACTTGAATAGAAAATAATAGTAACCACCAAAATAAAGCGAATCAGAAGGACCAACAATACATGCATATCCAGTTAACATATCTGTTTCGCTATGTTGATACATAATACCGCATTCTTTGAGTGTTGGATCTGTCATAACTTCGCGTATATCCTTCAACAATCGCATCACTGTATCCTTGGGGATGACAACTTTGGTTAGGACATCTGTCCCTGCATCTGTTTTCTCCATGAATGTTTAAACTATAATCTATTCTTGTTTTTATGTATTTTTCGATTTTTATTAAAAATCCTCGGTTTTCGAGGGTTTGTGACGGTAAATCGAGTGAATGTAGGAATAACGTGTTATTTTTACATTACCATAATGCTCTTGAAAAAATATGCATGACGATATATCGTCACAAAACGAAAAATCCAAACCCGAAAAAAAAATCTACGGGTAAAAATATTTTTTTTACAAAAGTCCCGCGCCCAGAAAAACGAAAAAAAAAGTATCCCCCCAAAATCGCCAAAAATTGCAAAAGAAAAATCAAAGTACCATTTTTGGGGGATCAGATTTAGAGATAAAACCTCTGGAATATATAAACCGACGGTTTTAAAAATTTCAATTCATAAATCGAACAAAATTGAACTTTAAACCTAGGCAACTTGAATTTACAAGACAGACGATGACAACAAGTTTGAATAATGGAAATGGACAAGAACTGGGCGCTAGCGCGCCGTCGGCAGTGGATCCGACAACTGCATCCTATCAGTCTCTTTGTGCTGGAATGACGTATGAACAATTTATGAAACACCATGTATCCAAACCAGGCGAGGCATATACACACACTCGGATTGGCGACAAAACACAGAATGTTCATGGCGGAGTATATACCATTCCGCCAGCAATATTGCCGGTATTTTGGAAGAAATACTATTCACATGTTTTCGAAAGTGGAAAACTCGAACATTTGACAGAGAAACAAAATCCAGAAAAAGGCGTTATTGTCGTTGATTTCGATTTTCGATATGAAACCAGTATCACGAAACGCCAGCATTCGAAGGAACATGTGCTGGACATGATTCAATCGTACATTCAAACGTTGGAGACCTTGGTCACTATTCCGAGTGATGCGCAAATCCCGATTTATATCTTCGAGAAAAGCGAAGTGAACCAACTAGACGATGTAACCAAGGACGGGATTCACATGATGATTGGCGCATATGTTGATCGCCCGATTCAGCGAATGTTGCGTGCGCGTATGTTGAAAGAACTTCCGCAAATATGGACGGATCTGCCTATAACGAATTCGTGGAATGATGTATTAGATGAGGGTATTTCACGTGGACACACCAACTGGCAGTTGTACGGTTCTCGTAAACCAGGACATAAAGCATACATGCTGAAGTATCACTTTATTATGATGCATGATCCCGATGATGAAGAAGGTGCCTGGATGTGTCAGGAAGAGAAAACAAGCAAGTTCAACGTGAAAGAGAACTTTGCGAAGCTGTCTGTCCAGACGACGCCAGGAGTTGATACTGAGTATCCATCATTTACGTTACTCGCAGAGAACGCAGCTCTAAAGGCAGAGTACGATGCACTTCTGAATCAACAAAGAGGAATGCGTGGTGGCAGTGGTGGCGGTGGCAGTGCAGATGGCGGCGGCGGCGGTAAACGTATCCGACTTGTTGTCACAAATGGAGTTGGTGTTGGCACTTTAAATGGTGGCCCTGGAAGTGGCGTGGAATCACTAATGTCGCATAATGGCGTGATTATGATGGATAAAATCACAAACCATAATGAACTAACGATAGCAGTTGAAGTGATGTTAAATGCACTTGAACCAAAAGAATACGAAATCCGCGAAACACACTACTACACAATGGCGCTTCCGTCACAGTACTACGACCCGTATGATAAATGGTTACGTGTCGGTTTGGCTCTTCATAATACGAACGATAAGTTATTCTTAACATGGATGCTTTTCAGTGCGAAATCAAGCAAATTTTCGTTTGAGCACATTATGCGTCATTATGATACATGGTGTAACTTTCCATATAGTCCGGATGGTCTTACTAGACGGTCAATTATGTACTGGGCGAAGAATGACTGCCCTGAAGATTATGCTCGGATCCGAAATGAAACCATTGACAACTTCATTCATCAGACGATTTGCAATGAAACAACGAATGATGCATCAACGGATGTAGATTTGGCAACTGTATTATATACGATATTTAAAGATAAGTTTGTATGTGTCAGCGTGAAAGATAATATGTGGTATGAGTTTGAGAAAAATCGTTGGGTAGAATGCGATCAAGGCAATTCACTTCGCGCGCTTATCTCAAAAGACATGCATGACATTTATACGAAGAAGCATCGCGACATTATGGACATGACATCTGGTTTAGACCCGACATCTGACCAGTACACCAATGCTCGAAAGAAATCGCGCCGTATCGTGGATATTTGCACCAAACTCAAGACGACGAGTTTCAAGAATAATATTATGCGTGAAGTGCGTGAACAGTTCTACGACAAGGACTTTATTGACAAGATTGATACGCGACCGGAACTCCTTTGTTTCAAGAATGGTGTCGTTGATTTCAACACGAAGACGTTTCGACGTGGACAACCTGACGATAATCTCTCGAAAACCACGAAAATCGACTATATTCCACTTGACGCCGAGAAACATCGCCAACAAATCACCGAAATCAATGAGTTCATGGCGCAACTCTTCCCAGAAGAAGAACTACGGAATTATATGTGGGAGCATCTTGCGTCGACGCTTATTGGAACGAATCGTGAACAAACGTTTAATATTTATATTGGTGGCGGTAGTAACGGTAAATCCAAGTTGATCGAACTCATGTCAGCCTGTCTTGGTGAGTATAAAGCAGTTCTTCCGATTACTGCAGTCACACAAAAACGCGCGATGATTGGTGGTGCTTCACCAGAACTTGCTGTGCTCAAAGGTGTCCGGTATGCTGTTATGCAGGAACCGACGAAGGGTGACCGTATTAATGAGGGTATTTTGAAAGAAATTACTGGCGGTGATGATATGACTGCTCGTGCACTCTTCAAGAATACGATTACATTCGTTCCTCAGTTTAAGCTTGTTGTATGCACAAATGTCCTATTCGATATCAAGAGTAATGACGATGGTACATGGCGTCGTATTCGCCTTTGTCCGTATAAATCCAAGTTTTGCGAGGACCCAAAGAAGGATGATCCTGAAGAACCCTATCAATTCCTCATTGATAAGAACCTGGATGTGAAAATCAAGACGTGGGTAAATGTCTTTATGGCGATGCTCGTCAAGAAGGCATTTGAAACGGATGGAAAAGTGAAGACATGTGCCGCTGTTACTGCAAGCAGTAATAAATACAGGAATACTCAGGATTACTTGTCGGAGTTCTTGCGTGACAAGATTCGTCCGGCAGATGAAGATACGTATATCAAGAAGACGGAAGTCTATGAAGAGTTCAAGAAATGGTATATTGTGCAACATGGTAAGAATATTCCGAAAGGTAATGAACTATACGATTATATGACGAAGAAATTTGGAAAGCTCACAAGCAAAGGATGGAGAAAGTGTCGTATTGTATATGAAGACGACGATGAGTTTTGTGGCGGAGAAGATGACGGGACATGTAGTGGGAGTGATCATGCATAATGCAACAAGAAGTCAGTATAAAGTATAATTACTTCCAAAAAGTGACATTTTTAATTCCCAATATTTCAATTATCTTGGTAAGCATATTCAAGAACCATAATATAGCCGGCAATATGATTTTTGGGTAAATTCCAAGAAATATCGCAGTTGCAATCTTGATGTAATCAAATGAAACGCCTGTGTAAAAATCACGTATCGATATGAAAACAAACATTGCGAAAAGAGCGTAGTATACAAAGATCACCATATCCTCGTAAAAAGCGAGACTATTATACTCGTCGTAGTCATATAACGCATTTTGCTTATGTAAAGCAATAGTTTTCTTCTGATTTTCTAGGATAGCTAGTATATCTGCTTCTTGGAGTAATGTTAACTTGGATTGATTGTCACTTTTATTTGATACATTGTAATATGTATTCAATAAACGATTCGCACGTTCAAAATGACTGTTAATACCGGATATGTATTCATTTTTTTTACCTACAGCAACATTACATTTTTGTTGTTCATTCTGGGCAGTACAATCAACATAATACTCATTCCATGGTAACGTTGTTTTTCCATCTGCAGTAACTCGAATCGAACTTTCGTCATTTAAAAGTGGAAGACGCACATTATACCTTGGTTCTTGATTTGGTACAGTTCCAATTAATGTGTTATCAGCAGGTGTTGTTGAATCATAAAATTCGAAACCTTCCCTTACATTTTCTTCCTCGCCGCCACCAAAACCTTCGTGTAAAACTTGAAATCCTTGTTTCGATGTTCCAATTTGTGGATATATATCACCATCTGCGGCTTTATTTGCACGAACACGCCGATCTGTTTCCACGTACTGAATCGCTTTTTCTTTTAACATATTACTTGTTTTCTTACATTTTTCTCGCATATCTTCCCAATCTTTGTGTGCTCTAATAATTTCATGTGACTCCGCTTTCCCATTTACTAAAGCTGTGTATTCGATACTCTTTTTCTCAACATTCGCATCACACATTTCATCATCAATACGGGCTTTCACCCATTCTGCATGATGAAGACTCATGATATATTTATCTCTTTCAGGACCAGAATAACCACCTTGGTTAATAATTTTTTTAATTTCAATCAAGTCACCCTGTGACTTTTTGATGACTTCATCCATTGGACGATCGCCGTGAGTGAGTTCAACGGCAGCCTTATCTGCCGATGCTGCAGTTTCTGCAATATTTACTGCTGATGCTACATTTTTCTCTTCTTCGGGTTTGATTTCTTTATTATCTTTAATATTTAATTTATCAGGCATTTTTGATGATATTATAAACTAACTACTATAATTGTTAGATTATAATACACGACTCCTCTACAAACCAGAAATTGTTATACTAGAATAATTTGTATCCGCGCTTGTTTTCACCTTAAGTACGTTGGATATAGATGAATAATCGTTGGATAACGACAACCCTCTAATAGTAATTGGCGATGTTGTTCCATTGGTGGCAACTTCCGCAGTAGGCGCAAGTTCGATTAATTTGGTTGTAGCTGTTCCTATCACCGTAACACTACCAGAAGCACTGGGTGTGCCGGTAAACAATCCTTCCGGAAGTACAATTGAGATTCTACTACTATTTGCGGCCAAAGCTCCGGTCGATGAAACCTTAAGTGTAACCGTTAGCGTTCCAGACGAACTTCCTTGAGGTGTTGGTGTCCATGTTGCAGTTCCTGTTATACGAGAAACTTCCGGAACACACTTCTTCGACTCATTATCCCATGTTGTTCCAGCATCGCAGCATCCAGAGCCATAACAGGGCGCCATACCGGTTCCCATTTGCAGAAGATTGGATGATTCTGAGTTCTGTTGAACAAGTTGAGCCTTATTCATTTCATCTTCATTAAAGTTCCAGTCATACTTGTCGAAGTCATGGTCATTACGACGTATAATATCCAGCACTTGTGTACCAATGACAATACCTCCAAATGTTAAGACCAATATAATTCCTAAAGTAGAAATTGAAGCAGGGATAAGTTCTTTGTTTTTCAATACAGCCAATATAATTAGTGCGACAGAAGCATAAATAATATTCTTCATGACATCTGTATTTGCCTCATAATGACGCGTATAATATGTGTTGATTTGTGCCATACGACGCTTGTTCGAATTGTCTTCAGACAGTAACATTGCATTTTTTTCAGAACGAGCACGCTCCTTTTTAATAAAATCAATTGCGGTTCTTTGAGCTTCATACAATGTTTTAGAATCGAACACTTGAGTAGCTTCTTTTATTGTTCCATATGTT